TTTCCAATGTTCTTCTGTAGTAATAGTTATTCTTTGTGGCGGATTATCCGTAGCCGGATTACCCGTAGACGGATTACCCGTAGACGGAAAATCAGCCTCGGTGGTTTTAGTAGTAGGCTTCACGGAATCTGGAAATACATTGCGCGTATCGGTAGCCAGCCAGTCATAACCACCGAACTGCCCCTTGCCATCTCTGCTTGCGTGCTTCTTTAGGTAGCCGCTAGACTCAAGACATTTTGTAATAGACTGCATCTTGGTTTTTCCTACAGCAAAGACAGTGCATAGCTGAGTCTGAGTTACCTGCCAGTCTTCAACGTGAGACAGCAAGTACACCAATACACCCAAGGCTTCAGGTGTTAGACTGTCCTCCCTTGCATCAGATGCTGATACACCTCCACGCAGGAGTAAGTTTGGTAGCTTGGTGTAATGGGTGCTGTCATTAAAGGCGGGTCGATAAATCATAAAAAAAGAAAAAGCATCCGTGTGGTAAAAGTAATCTATATGGGTCTATACTAATCTAGAAGTGCACATTTAAGCAACAAGTGTTTAATCATCTATGCATAAATAAATATGTTGACATTATTATATTAGTAGGCGTAAGATCGCGAGAAATACCCTATGGACTATATTGTCATTAGGTAACATGGAGAACTGTTATGAAAAAAGAAGAAAGGGCAAAGTTTTTTAACTCAGCCTTAGATAAATCTGGGGTACCAAACTGGGGAAGGAATGCGGAGATAGTAAAGCGTATTAATTGTAGCCCTGCTACTGCCCAAGGCTGGTGTAGAGGATCTTTACCAAGCGATCCGGAAACTCTCGTATCTGTCTGTGACGCTTTCAATGTAGATTTATATGCTTGGGTTGACGGCAAATCTAGAGGCTCAACAAGCATTGATAGTGATAAAATGATGAAAGCACTTATACAAGCTAAATCGTTGTTTGAAGCAGTTGGAATGAACTTGGAGACAAGCCAGTACGCCAAGGTAATATGTTACTTATATACGTTGAATGGGGAAGGTGACGTGGTTAGTGCTATTACAGATCTGATTAACGAGTAATCTGTAAGTAATATTTATAATCTATAAGTGTTGATTTATAATCCATAGAGTAATACTATGTAGTTAGCTTAACAAAGGAGCTAATTACATGGACACGCTTAAGCGCTCAGAGATCTGGGCGACCCTATCTAAAAAAGACGTAAAACCCTACTGCACAGAAACCGAAGTCATCGGTGACGTGATTCTAAAATATCTTCCTTGGATGCGTGCTCACGAAATTATGATGAGCCTGTACCCTGAATATAGCTGGGAGTTTACAGAAGACCCCGAAGGCAGAGAGTGTCACTACTTTGATGACGGTTCTGCTGAGGTGCGTTGTCGTATGACTATCGGCGAGCACACAAACATCACTGCACTGCCAGTACACCGTAACGGTAAACCTATCCCCTCGCCTAGCGCAATGGACATCAACACAGCAAAACAAAGATGCCGAGTCAAGGCTATGGCGGAGTTTGGTCTTGGTTATCAGATGTGGCTGAATGATGCAGAAAGTAAGCCTAAAGAGGCACCTTCTGAGCCAGTAGAGGAATCCGTTGATGAGTCAGAATTAGTTAAAGCCCTTTGGAACAAAACTAAAATTGAAGAAACCAAGACGTTTGGTGATGCACAAAAACTGTATTCACGGTTTACCAAAGGCTTACAGAATCGCGGATGGACTGATGACTCGGATCGCTGGGAAGCATTGTGTAAAAAGAACGATTGGAGGGCTAAGAAATGAGTTTAGCTGTCCAAGGTTCTCCCGAGTGGCATAGAGCCAGAGCGGGCAAGATTAAAGCCTCTGTATGTGCCGCCCTTGAGGGTAAGCACAAATACATGAAGTCAAAAGACTTGGTTCGTCAGGAAGTTAGAGCCCTAGCAGGCTCTGAATCTGAATTTAAGATGGTACCTGCCGTAGCTCACGGTCAGGTTATGGAAGATACCGCTCGTATCTTTCTCGAAAAGACTCAAGGATATACCGTTGAAGAGACAGGGCTAGTTGTTCACCCTAAGTATGACTTCTTAGCCGCAAGCCCAGATGGTTTGGTGGGTTTGGACGGGTGCGTTGAGATTAAGTGCCCTTACCCGCAATACACCAAGCAACCCTACTCTGTTTTCGATCCTGCAAAGTCTGTTTATTTGTGGCAGGTATACATGCAGATGGAGGTTCTTGACGCTGACTGGTGTGACTTTATCTGCTATCTAGCTAATAACGAGACCAGTGAGCCGCAGTTTACTATTGAAAGGGTTGAGCGCAAGCAGGACTTTTTGACCGAACTTGTCAGTAGAAAGTACATGCCTCAGCCTGAGAAGGGAACCATATCTAGACTTGATTTATATCAGGCTTGGCACCGATGGATCGCTGAACAGCATAGTGACCCTGTAACGCGCAAGCTACACACCGATGCCATTGAGGCAGAGAGCGCTGAGGTCGTAACTAATGATGAAGATCTTAACTCCTTAACAAAAATTCAAAACCGGATACATGAAATAAAAGACCGTATTTCGGACGAGCTAGAAATTCTAGACATTCTTTCCACCAACTCAATCGACCTAAAGAAAAGCATTGCTGGTCGTTTTGATTCAAGCGTTTCTAATGGAAAGACAACAGTCAGGATAACAAGCAAGACTCCACCCATAGACTACAGAAAAGCATTTGAGTTTCTAGGTGGCGAGGACGAAGTCCTCAACAAAGACGAGAGTATCGATTCCTTTAGAAGGACTACCGGTACTAAGCAAGTAACGATCTTACATGGAGATCAACTATGAAAACCCCAACAGCGTTTGAAAGCCTGAAAGCAGGTAAGGGTCGTTTGTACCCGATGGATAAAGAAAAGAGAGTAGCGGAATGGAATCGCTTAAAGCAGTACGAATGGGCAACTAAGGCACATGTGCCCAAGTTCGAAGGTTATATAAAGATTAATCAGGATGTTATCGACGAAATGACCCTTGCAATGAATGCACAGGGTGGCGAGTTCCGATACAACCTAAAAGTTTGTGAGCAGATGGGTGACGATGGCGAGCTGAAGCAGTTCAATATTGATTACTGGGTGCCAACCAAACCAGCGAAGTCAAAGCCAGTAGAAAGTGCGCCTGCCGATGACTTTTTAGATGATGATGTACCATTTTAAAGGATAAATTATGCCACTAAGAATCACCCGTGCCGTTGACTCGGTACTGTATGGCGGGTGGGATCTAGACCCCTCGGATTTAGAGGGGTCATGTGACCATCGAATTTGGGTGAGGAGGGTTAGGGACACAGACAAGCATCAGGATGCGTTGATAAACATTGAGTCACAGCAAGGAGTGACTGAAGAGATTATAAATATTGACGAGCCAATGATGGTTGATCACGGAATAGAGTTAAAAATGGTTGGGGTACAGCGGTATCACCTCAAACCCGAAAAGCACTGCAAGGTTTGTGATCGAGGAGATCACTTTAAATCAAAGCATATTCCGCAGGCACGCATAGCAGTCGATGCCCCGCGTGAATACGAAGTCATCAGGCATGACGCTAGGAAGAAAAGATGAATGAAGATACTGTAATAGAGATAGGCGGTAACAGTTACCGATCAGGAGACTTATCGAAGACCTGCATACAGAAGATCAATTCTGTGGCACAGAGTCGCCAAGCGCTTCAGCTTGTAGCCTCTTTAGTTAACCATGCACAGCATGGAATAGACGTGGATTTAAAGGAAGCACTAAAACTTCTTCCTGATCCTGTATCTGACTCCCCCTCCTCGAAGGATGCAGAACAGGAAGGCTAGCAATCCTCCTCGCTGGCTTGGTTCACCAGTGCTAGATAACGAACCCTAGACATTTGACCCTTTGGTGTAGATAATAATCTGGCTGATGGGTCTCTCACAAGGAGGCTTATATGAGTATGACGTTTAAAGAAGTTGCAGAGATGTATGTGCAACAACCGACAAAAAAGTATGCGCGTAAGCAGAAGCATTGCTTGCAGATAGTTGGCAAGATTTGCGAAAAAATTGGCAATGAACCTATTGCTAAGTTTCAGCGCAAGCGCCCTGTCCTTGAGTATGTGACAGCGGTTAGGGCACAGCAGTCAACTAGACGTGCTGGTAAGTTAGTAAGTAATGGGTATGTAAATAGCCACATTGTTTTCCTTAGAGCAATTTTGGTTTTTGCAAGGGATGAGCTTGAGATTATTGATCGAGTTCCTTTGATTAAAACCTTAACGGAAAAGAAGCGTGACACATATCTTACGCCGGAACAGGTTCGTAATCTCATGCGTTGGTTGGATGAGTTGCGAGCAGACATGGTGGAATTTGCAGTTAATACAGGGCTGAGAAATAGCAATGTTCGATTATTAAAGTGGTCGGATCTTGCGGATGATTTATCAGCACTGTCTGTTAAGGCTGAAGATTCTAAGAACGGTGAAGCTACAGCGATCCCTTTAAATCCGGATGCGCGTCGTGTGTTGAGAAGACGTAAGTCCAAGTGTAGAAGTTTAGAGGATCGTTATCCTTATTTAAAAGGCAAGATAGATTATGTTTTTGCTAAGGAATCGAATCGCCGTGAAGTGAATGGTACGCCGTATGCAGACTGTAAGGCTGTGTCTGGTACGAACTGGCGTAAAGCGTGTCGTCAGGCAGGACTTCCAGATGATGTTGTGTTTCATACACTGAGGCATACATTTGCAAGCTGGCATTTACAGAGTGGAACGAGCGAGTCAACACTGCAAGAATTGGGTAATTGGCAAAGCGAGCGTTCAATGAAAAGGTATGGTCATCTGTCGATGAAATTTAAGAAAGAGGCGGCTGGCAATATCAGTGGATTATTGAGGAGTGATCTTTAATAATTTACAAAATGGTGTTGACCTTAACCTAATGTACTACTTAGCCAACACCTTAACTTGGGTACTGTTTATTTATACAGAAACCCTCAACCTAGAGAAGGTTACGGTAAGCGACAAAAAAATCACATGTAAGTAGTTGATTTTATTGCCAAAAAAAATGGAGCGGGAAACGAGGTTCGAACTCGCGACCTCAACCTTGGCAAGATGTCGGCATGTGATCCCTTATAAATCAATAACTTACGAGAGACTCATCAGAAATGTCGTAAAATTGTTGACCGTAACCTTTCCTTAAAAGAAAGGTCTTAAATAATGAAAAATACTGATAAATTAATTGCCGATATAAACAAGTTTGCAGACCAAAAAATCAAAGAAACAAAGCGAGATGTAAGCGTGATAAAAGGCATGGTGTTTGACTACCTTGGGCAGGAAGCATGCACTCTAAAAAACTGGCATGTAGCCGCTTGGATTCTTATAACCATATTATTTTGTTCTTCTACCTCTATATAACTAAAAGTTATAACGGGTATAAAAACAAAGCATTTCCCCTAGTAGTAAGTAGCACTTAGAATGCCTCTTCATTAACCTGAAGAGGCTTTTTTTAGTGATTACAGTATGTGTTTTGGTAGTGTTTGGCTTGGCGTGTATAGGACTGCAAGACTTGAGGAAGAAGTAACTACTTCCCCTCAGCCTTTCGGTATGCCTTGTTAAAGATATCAAAGATCTTGTTTTCATTAACTTCAAGCTCTTCAAGTAACTTTCTTCTTTTCTCCTCTCCTAATGAGCCGCCACCGTAGTTCTGTTTCTCAACCATTTTTCTTGTTTTAGAGATCCTTCTAAGGTCTCTGTTTGCCACCTCATAAAGATTCTTACCATTATACTTGGGGTTAAGAAGCGGGATGAATTCTTTGAACTCTTTCTGAAGTCTAGCCACTTCCGTCATGTCTGTAGCTTCTTTAAATCTAGTTACAATTTTACGGGTCTCTTCCCAGTTTTCATAAAACTCGAATCGGTCTGCATAATCTGAGGGTGACTCAAAGAAACCACCAACCAGCGGTAGGTCTTGCTTACGGTAGTCTTCATCAGAAAGCATACGACCTGCGATGTCAGTTGTCTGACTACCAAATCGACCCAAGCCGCCAAGGAAATATTCATAAGCATATTGCATCTTATCTGGATTGATAGAGATGGATCCGTCTCGGTACTTATCACCCCCAGTAGCATCGTTGAGGAACTCAGCCGGAACAGTAAACATCTTGCCGGTTGATCTTCGAGAGTTATAAGCATTGGCTCGCTCAACAAACAATGGGTTTTGCTCTATGTAGATATCACTGCCAAAGAAGTTTTTGTTTGCCATCATATCTAAATGAAGCTCTAGCAGATCAGGATAGAAACCTCTTGCCGCATCTTCCCAGTTATCGCCTGCTGATGGTGCAACAGGTACAAAGTTGAGCAGAAAGTTTTCCCAAAGATGCACGGCAGTTTCATCCATGGTGCTAACGCCAAGCGACACCTCTGTGGCAAGTCTGCCTATGTTGGTAAAAAAGTTATAGCCATAAGGGGCTGGTAAGGCAAAGCCTTCTTCATCGTTATACATAAACAACAGAGATCTATTCTTGGCATGCTCGGGTAAATCTGCATATCTATTCTCATCGTCTTCGTCATCTTCAGAAGATAATATGTTCCATGCCGCTAGAGCTACACCAATGGCAACCATACCCATCGCCGCTTTTCTCGCGGTAGTTGTACCCTTTTCGCCCTTACCTTTACCGTCATCGGATAAAGCCTGAGCAATGTTCACATTACCCTGAACAGCCGCGTTAAAGAACAGGTAACCTGCGTTAACAACCGCAGTGCTTTCGCCTTTACGATTGAAGTTAACAGTTAAGTCTTTTGCTAATGTAGCCGCATCTTCTCTAGGAGCGCCAGCTTTGCGAGCCTCTATATAGGCTGAAAAACGAATTGCGTTTTCTGTTGTTACGTTAAAGTCTTCAACCCACTTCCCTAAAGCTTTAGCCGCTTGACGGGCAAGTCCGCGCTTCATTTTGTTTTTAAGTATACGCATCTGCTCGTCTGTATCACGGACAAGCATCATACCTGTGGGCGCTCCGTCTTCTATATATTCTAATATATACTTTTGCATTTCGTCGCCCATCTTAGCCGCAACATCCTTGCCACGGTAATGACGATACAAGGTTCTCATCGCAGGGAAATATCCTTCAGCCATTTTGCCGATGATATTTTCACCCTGAATGCGACTACCCTTCTTATCCATTTCGCCCAAGGCATACATCAACCCTGTTTGAACGTCGCGAATAGGGTTAATCAATCCCCATGACGGGTTATAGTTAATAAGCATATTTCGACGGAAAGTCTGGAATCGAGTCGCCAGTGTTAGAGCTTTATCCATAGCCGAATTAGATCGATCAAATGCATCGACACTCATGTTTTGTAGTGAGTGGTTTAGAGCGTCACTTTTAAACTCAATAAAGAATGTCTGTCCACCCTTCTTCACCTGTACATATCTAGGTTCATTATTAGGTCGAACAGCTCCTTCCATTTCCTTGAGGTCTTGCTGAGTAAGCTCATCATTAGCCTTCATAGGACGGAACTTATTGTTATATATCGTATAGGAGTCGCTGTTACCTAATTCGCTAAGAAGATCTAATAAGGTTTGGGCGTATTCATTTTTTCTCGCCCGAATAATTTTTTTCTGGATATCTTCAAACGACTGCATCAAAGGGCTCATAGGTAGCGTCTTACGACCTCTAGCCTTTAAGCTTTCGCTTCCTACTACAGAGTAACCACGAGCCTTAGACGCTCTTACAAACTGATCTCCATCTGCCTCCGCCGCAAAACCCTTCAGTGGAACGTAAAACCTGAAGGTATCTTCCCAGTCATCTTTAGAAGCCTGATCTAGCAAGCCCGATTCAACCATTCTGCTTCTGGCGGCATCATGCATCTCATATACCATTGATGCGATACGCTCTAAATCTGCTTGAGTGCCTTCTTGCTCTGCCGTTCTTAAAACTTTGGCGGCTTCGATATAGGTCATACCAGAGCCTGTATCTTGGAATGCTAAAGGCATTTTGTCGTATTTTTTTAATTGGCTTTCTCGCTCTGCGATTGCCACCGAATGGTCAACACCAACGTCATCTTTTAGCTGTTCTATTTCTCTCTCAACACGTTGGATATTACGGGCTCTCTGCTTTTTAACCTTTTCTGCAATCACGTCGTTACGCTCTGCCGCGTGTTTAGCTATAAGATAGGTGTCCACAGCATCAACTGTGTAACCTAGCTCTGCAATAACATCACCTAAAGGATCAACAAATTCAGCGTGAAAGTTATCAAGATCAGTCTGGACCCGACCATGAGATAAGTTTTCCTGATCACGTGGAGATATAGCCGCAGGCAGTCTACCTACGTTTAAGTATTCTGCCGCCTGCATTTCAAAGTCTTCAAGTCGTGCATATCGATCAACAAGACTTCTATAGATAGCTTTGTCTTTTAGTCTTCTTACTAGGTCAGACTGTGAATCTATTTCATCGTTGTAAGAAAATTGGCTTGTAGATGGTGATCCGTCATCTAGCTTGTTCAACTCTTTGTTGATTTGCTTTTTCTTAATAAAGGCAAAGTCTTCTACGTCAGCGTACTTAGCATCCTTAACAATGACTAAGTTACCTACCTGTATAGCTTCACTGAAACTCTCGACAGGTTGCTGTTTCTCTAGGTCGTAGTAGAAAGAATGACGCTCAGGATTCATCGATACCTGAGTCCACTCTGGATCATTAACAAACTTTTTAAAGTCAGCAACATTCTGTTCATGTGTAAGAGCTGTGCCATCTTCCTTCTGCCCTACATAATCACCTTCCATTGTGGCTATAGTGTTCTTGTCTGCACCAAGAGCAATCTTAACTGCTCCTTTTTCTGGTACAGCGAACACACCATTTTTGAGACGAATGGTTGGATAGTAACCAAGACGCTTACCAGCTGAACCTGCTTTAGCATTAGGTCTGGATGCATGAACAGTAACTATGTCTGCTCGCTCATCTTTGGCTAGAGTTTTACTGTTGTATGAAGGGATGTCTAAGCGAGAGCCGTAACGTACACCATGCTCTAAAACGTCCGCTTTCCAGTACGTTTCTTTGGTTGGTGTATTGGGCTTCTCTCTATTTGTTTTCTTTAGAGCATTAACAAACTTTTCTTCTGATGGTAGCTCAGGAACCATGTCTGCTGTCATAGGTGCAACAAAGCGACCCTGATCTTCAAATACCTGATTCAGTTCTTCTGCTGTTATGTCTCTATCTATACGAGACTGTACGGCATCCTTCATTGTTTGATTGATTCGGTTTTGTTCGGGGCGGATTCTTTCTTCCCCGCCTCGCTGAATTTTTACAGCGTCGTCATAGCTTTCTGCTACAACGCCATCTTCCCTAGAGTACTTACCAAAGTACTCTGGGTTGTGACGCATAAAGACAACATCAGGTTCGCCGCCTTTAAACATGGCAAACGTTTTCTTGTCCCATCCATCTGGCGCTTGAGAGTCATCCCACTTAATACGTGAGACAGCCTCGAAGCCTAGGTTCTTATAAATATATGGAAGAGTGGTATCAAAAGCATCCAAATACTTTGCTCCGTCCTCTATTGCCAGTGACCCTAAGGCGTATGTAGTGTTTGGATTTGTGCCATCGCTAAATAGTGAAACGATCTCGTCACCATTTCTTAATGCCAACCCTGCCGTACCGTCGTCAGTGACGTACAGGGTCATATCTTGATAGTCGGACTCTGGGTAAACATACACCGACGCACCAAAGCGTGAAGACTCTTTAGACGCTTTGATTTTATCGCTAAAGAATTTAACCGTTTCTGGTGTGCTTTCTAGCTCTAGAACTGTTCGTGAGTAGCTGTCTACTGATGCGAGATCCTGAGCAACTGACGGCTCTAACTCTCGCTTATAGGCATTGAACGTTTGACCGTCTAGGTCAACTTGAGCATATCCACTAGGTCTTGCTCTGAAGCGTCTGGGTAGTCCGCCTTGATTTCCTCTACCGTCTCCCTGTACGCCTCTGGAACCACGAAGCCTGTTGTAGGTTGCGATTCTTCTGCGCTGTCCGCTGATATCGGTTGCGTCGTAGTCAGTAGCTCTTTCAGGAGCATACTCTCTTTCAACTGCCTTTCTTTCAGCGTTAGATTCGACGAGTTCGTCGAGCTTTTGTCTGTCAACTTGTTCTGCTTCATACCAAGGAGATCCTTTATCGTAGTCGGTTACCTTGAAACCTTTAGGTATTACACCGTTCTTAGACTTTTTAACTTCTTTTAAGAAGTCGCCAAATTGTTTAGTGCTAAACTTGTAAACATCACCGTTAGACTTTGAGTATAGTATATACGGGTTTGTATCTTCATCTCTAGCGTAGATAGCACCAAATCTATAAAGGTCACCCTTACCTTCAGGAGCGCCCAAGAAAGCATAAGGACTATCTTCACCCTTAGCATCTTTCTCAAGACCCTGCATTGTCGGGTGAGCAACAACCTGCCCTGAATTTAATACCCAACTTTCCCAGTGATAGCGACCAACAGAAGCATCTTGCTCTCTGCCTAGCCCTTTATATAGGTCTGTGATTTTTGTTTGAAGAGCATTCTCCAAAGCCTCATATCTTGCTAGCCCATGGAAGCCACTGAACTCATCAGCAATGTCATCATAAATTAACTTGCCGTAACGTCCAGAATCCCACATAGAGTTAAGCTGTATGCGGTCTAAGATAACCACATCATCTCTACCCATCATCAGCATCATGAAAGAGAATACTTTGTTGTCTATTCCAGAGCCCTGCACTTGAGCTTGGAACTGACGGCGTACCTCAAAAGACGGAATGCTTGAATCTGCTAGCGTGTTATGTAGGTTTTGAAGCTTAGATACACCGTCAACCTGTTCGCTCATCTTCATTAGAAGCGGAAAGAAATCATTGGCATTCGAGGTTGCGCTCTTACCAAAGGATCCCTCGGGTATAGCGGTCTTAACTTCAGCTATCCATTTGCCTTTGTCATTAGCGTCGATGGTTCCATTTAGAGTTTTCTGAATCAGATCCTGAGTCATCTCAGTACCTGTTACAAGATCAACGTATGCCGCCTCTTGAGAGCTAGCAGTTAGTCTTCTAGACAGTAATCCCCACAACAATAACTTAGCCGTTGTATCAGGGGTTGCAACACCATTAGCGTATAACTCACCCATTCTTTTCGCAGTATCTAAGCCATTCTTGGCGGCTAATCTTTGCTCTGTAGTTAACTGAGAGTGACGGTCAACCCATCCATCCATGTTATTGAACAGGTTGATTAAGCCATACGGGGGTGCTAAGTGTGTGTTTTGACCAGTAAGCGATCTTTCAAACGAGCGCCAAGCATCAGTGCTACTGAGTGCATTGGGGTTACTATCGATGATTGTTTGAAGTCTGCGAATGCTTTCTTCTGCATTCTTGGGGTTGAGCTTCTTAACAGGAACTTGCTTCTTATCCGAAACATCTCCCTTGGAATCTTCTAATAAATACTCTGCGCCTTTCTTAATGAATCCCATATCATCAAGATCAGAAAGGTCGTCATCAGTTAAGCCAGTATCGTCGTCTAGATCACCAAGCTCTTGCTCTACTAACTTGGCTTCTTGTTCTTGCTCGATCTCGTTTAGGATGTCTTGTTGAATAAACTTGTCGCCATTCATGACAACTAAGTCTTCCGCCTCTACATCTTTATCAAGCAATTGTTCTTTAAGGTTTTCAAATTGGTTGTCTTCTAGACGCTTAAACTTCTTACGAAGAGTTTTCTCTGTAGCACCCTCTTTGTCAGCAATAAACGACCACGCATCAGTGACAGTGTCTTTGCTTACAAGAGGATCTAGCGGGGTGTTGTATGATTTTTCTCCCGCCTCAATTAATTTTGCGCGGTGATCCACGATAGCTTGTATCGCATCATTCTTAGTTTCGCCTAGGTACTCGACCTTACCATCTAGCGACTCTAACTCTGTAGCGTCGCCAACCTCTGCGGCATAGTCATCGTAATAAACTCGGTATCTGTCACCATCAGGAAATGCAACTAAGTACTCTCCTGTATCTTCGTAGTTCTCAGATTTTTTGAATCGCGGTTTTTTGCTGTGCGGTTTGAGGGTTACTTCGGTGCGTGGCTCTTCAGCTACGACAGGTTCTTGTACCTCTGGTCGTTCACGTTCCCCACCTTCGTCTTGCTCCGATCTCTCCATTGAGGTATCGGCTCGTTCTTGGCTAGCGCTTCCTTCGCTATCTGATCTAGCTGGGGTAGGCTGAACTGCCTCGAGGCTTCCGGACTCTGGCGGTGCCCGAACTTGTCCTGATATTCCTGAAGGTTGGGTGGTGTTTTGGGGGCTGACACTACTCGACGGTTCATCTTGTACCTCTGCCTGTGCAGTCTGTAAGTTTTTGTCACGTATATCTTTTATGTAATTATACGCCTGTGGAGCAAATTCTTGTAGTTGTTTTGGGTTGCTGTGAAACATTGCCCCAAGCTGAGCAAAGACCTCTTCTCTATATGTGGTGTTTAAACTTTGGTTATCCTGCTCAAGATCAGCAATGTCTATTTTTAGATCATTAAAAGGATAGTCAAAGCGTTTCCCGAGGTCTGTTCCTTTCTCCCAATTATCATAGATCTCTTCCATGATATCGCCCATAACAACCGTTGGTGCCTCAGCATCGTCTTCAATTGTTATATCGAACCGCGAGTCTTTATCACTTAATCCGTAAGCATAGTCTGCCGCATGGTAAACCTCATGGGTCATTGTCCACGCTAACTCGCGCAACTGTTCTTGATCTGTCATAGCGCCGTCAATCAACTGCGTGTTAACAGATATCCCTCTGCTACCTTTTCCTGTAAGAGCTGGTGCAGTTACATCCTGATCCGTATGAACAAACACACCTGAAACTGCATCTACAAATGACGTGGGAACACCCTGTGCTGACAGGTCAGCCATCACACCACCTATGGTGTTTGTCACTGCCTCTGACTTATCACCGTATACCTCTTCAACTGTTGGTAAGCTTTTACCTTTTGGTTTAGCGGCAGTTCCAATTTTAAGGGTTTCGTTTCTATCGAAAACTCGGTCAATGTC